TAAGGATACCTTAAGGCACAGAAATTATAGAAGATAATTTATCTTTTAAAACCTTGGCTCTGCCTTTTGGTATATAAGAAACATCTAATCTCTTACATATTTCTTCAACCTCAGCATTATCACGAACTGAATAAACTATTATTCTTTTACCAGAAATTCCTTTCGTTCTTGCTTGCTGAGCAATGAACAAGCCTCTAAAATCCTGAAATACCTTAGGTTTCTGCTGAAGCAGAACTTCAACCTCAGGGGATACAGGTACGTTCAAATCAATTATCAACGCTAAAAAATCTTCATTATCAGTAGTTTGAAGCAATTTATAAGCCTCATGAACTGATGTTATAAAGTTTGCAGAATGGCCTAAAGATTCAGTGAAATCTTCTAACCAATCAAGAAACATAGGTTCATCGTCGAGAATAAAAATTTTTTTCATTTTATAAATCCATTTGGTATTCTAATTTCAAATTTCGTAACCCCTGCTAATGAATGATGAGCAGAGATTTTTCCGTTAAATGCATTTTCAATTATTAACTTGCATATATGAAGCCCTAGACCTGAGCCTGATGATGTCCTTTGCTGTGCACTTTTGGCTCGATAACCAATCTCAAATAAATCTTCATCATTTGAAAATGATTCGCTATAACCTTCAAATGTTATAATAAGATCATTAGTTCTTTTTTGTATATTATTTTTGATAGTCAAAGTTGAACCAGGTTTACCATACTTCACTCCGTTATCAATCAAATTCATAAAAACTTGTTTCAATAAATTCGGATCGCCATGAACACAATTTTGTATTGTTCTATTTTCCAGTTCAATTCTTATATGCTCATGCTGACCTTGGTCTTGGAAAAATTGTGCAGATTCAATGACCGCTTGAGGTATGACAGTTATCTTAAGGGATGAATGGGATATAGAGGCCGTGTTACCAGAGGCATACTCAGCAAAATAAGAAAGATTTCGGATCAGTGACACGGTATATTCTAACTGTGATCTGGCGCGCTGTAGTCGCTGCTCTCTTTTGTGCTCGGGCACAATTCCATCGATTAGATTATCAAGTGCCCCTATTACACCACTCATTGGATTTATTGCTTGATGTGTAATATTTTGTATTAAAAATAACGTTTCTTTATTATCCATTTCACCCGCCTTTCAGATTAATTCTAAAATGATACTTCTTTGCTCTATGGTTATAATAAAATTTGACAACCCAGATATTACTTTTATATGACTAAGCTCTGATTCTATTAGTTCTCTTAAAAAAATAAATTTAATTACCTTTGATGACTCCTGAATAATAACTGGCTCTTTTTTAAGAACAAAATATAAATATGCTAATAATGCTCGCATGGAGTATTTGTCAAAAGGTAAAAAGCTAATGTTGTCAGTATCAACCCAATCGAAATAATCATTTGCCGTATGCTCTTTGAAACAAAATCCATAACCTGATTGAACATCTAGCATGCGGTTGGTGATCAGTTCGCTAAATGCGTGCAAGAGCAATAACTTTGCCTGCGATACCTCGCCAATTTCAGGAGATATAGAATTTGTTATCCTAAGGAGAAAGTCTATAGATGGAAAAAAAGCCTCAAGCTTTGAGTCTGTCTCAGATTTCAAACCATATTTCTTAGCAATTTGCGAATGTAAATTTAATTTTGCACAAAGTTCAACTCCTCCCCAAAATCTAATTGTAGGTTTTTTATTAGAATCATTCCAAAGTCTTACTTGATCTACCGCTTGTGGAGAGAGTGAGGAGCTCGTTACGAATAAAAGGATATCAGCATTGTGATTTTCAGCATAAGCAATTTTATTCCAAACAGTTGGCCAATCTACTGAAGCTGCATAACGCTTGCACTCAATATACCATTTTTGCCTTTGATATTGCCCAGATAGGTCGGATATAAAGTACTCACCTTCAATATCCCTACCCAAATCACTACCCGGCGTTCTCCAGACTGCGTTTCTTAATCCTAATGCCGTAACAATATCAAATGTCAAATTTTCGAATTGTTCCGGTGATAAGTTCAATATATTCAATTTATAGCCTCAAAATCAATTTGATACTTCGCGGCTTGCCCACAGTATAAATTCTTAGCTTGGCTTATTGAGGTAAGATAGCATGTTGAGGATATAAACAGCCAGACCAAAACTCAGGTGCAAAGCTCAAATTTGTAAACCAAGAGACAATCACAAACGAAACTATTAACATTCAGGGCTTTGTAAAAGTACTACTTGTACTAGTTGATTTCTACAGCCCCTTAAAATATATATACTTTTCAGAATGAAGCAACTGTAACTTAGAGCGCGTGCAGCCAAAAATCCACGTTGGCGGTGCCAGTGGGAGACAACTTTTGACAACTCAATCTGATCACCAACTTCCAGGCAAACCAGAACAGCGAACTGAAAAAGGCTCGAGGATGGTTGCAAAGGGGGGAGTGCTTAACACCTTCCCTTGTTCCCGCACCTGAAGTTTTCTGAAGCGGCGCGGTTGACACTTTGCCATCAGGACTAACTAAAGCTAACAACCTGTCTGGCATTAACAACGCTCAGTAACAGCCCTTTACACTCAGGCTACAGTTGCTGTTCGTGGACGTTAGGATCCGTGAGGTTGGGTTGACACTTTTCCCTGTTTTTCGCGAAAAAGTGTCAAGTCAGAGGGTTTCGTTTTGCGGGGGGTTTACAGTTTTTCGCCTTTCGGCAGACAGAGCGCCATCAACCCTGTTAGGTTCCAGTCGTCCGGGGTATCAGGGAACATTGCGGCAACGTAGGCCAGTTCGGAACGAAGGAAGCGCAACGCCCCGGCCGCACAATCATTGCCACTGAAAGTGTGGGTTTCCTCATCCTGTCGGTAGAGTATCAGTTGCTGATCATCAGGTTCGTGCTGAACATCGAAACCCAGCTCGCTGGCTGCAGCCCTGACCCGTTCGTCAACATCCGCACCGGCTGGCAGCTCTTTACTACCATCACGCCCCCATACAAATGCAGCGGCCTGCGCCCACGTCATTTTAGCGGGATGATCACCAGTACCAGCAGAATTTTTCTTATCCTGTGATGCCTCAACATCCACTTTATCGCCTGAAATCACTAATTCACCCCGGGCTATCCAGCCGTACACCGTCTGCCGGCTGACGCCCATATGCCTGGCGTAGGCTGATTTGCTCAACAGCATCACTGTTCCTCACCTGTCGGTTTATTTATTCGGGCTTTTTTCAAATATCCTCTGCAACAATACCGGCACTGATGATCGCCCCGCCTATCTCCCGTTCGCCATAAAGCACCGGAACCGGATTCCCCATGGCGACAGTATTCACAGCGCCGCCGAAGGCATAAGAGGGCTTATTGTCAGGATCGTCACGACTTTGCAGGCCTTTAGGCTGCGGTGAAAGCATCTGATAGACGCCACCAGCCATCATACCGATACCAGCAGAAACCATACCGGCCCCGATTACACCAGCGCTGCCAAATGTCATGCCAGTGACCACAATGCCTGCCACCACCATTACGGCACCCAAAATGGTCTGGAACATGCCTGCTTTCTTTGCGCCCTCCATGATCGGCGCGATGCGGATATCATTGCTGCCGCCCAGAGTTTTATAGTCATTCAGGCCTATGTTGCGCTTACCGCGAAACACGGCGAAGGTCATGCCGTTTTTCCTGGCGTTATAGAGATACTGCTCCAGACCGTCGAAGTTAATGCACAAGGCTTTTACCGCCTCAGCTGATGTCTGTACCGCCAGTTTATGCACACGCCCGAACCGGGCACCAAGCGCCCCATACAGTCGGATAGTGGTTAAGCGCGCCATCTGATTAACTCTCCTGTGGATCGGTTACTTTGGGCTGTTTCGTTCTGTGCATCATGCCCCGGCCATTAGTGTGTTGCATGATTACAGTCCTTTTCCGTGAGCATTTCGGACGGAATAATGAATCCATGAAGGATCCCGCCATCGTCGCCCTTTACGTTGATTTCTATCGCGGTACATGTGCCGGGATACTGGAGGCAAAGGCGCTCCAGTTCTTCCAGCATGGTTGCCATGACTTTAGTCATTGTTAAATTGCCTTATCCCCGGCCTGATCAGACGGCCTGCTTATCACCGGCTTTAACCTGCCGCTGGCTGGCTTTAAGCATCGTACCGACATGCTCGCTTAACCGGTCGAGGCCGGTCATACGGGGCAGGACGTCAGCCGGGTCGTCGCTCTTTCCGTACACGAGATTGTTATACCAGGTACGAACAGCCGTGATTTGCGAGACATCTTTCCTGACGCTTTCAACCAGATCGGCAACAGCGCTAATCACCTGGCCGTTTTCAGAAGTGATCCGTGAAAATGTGAGGCGTTTTAACTGTTCACTATCCAGACCTGAGCAAATGGCATGTGCCCGTAAGATCGCGTCTGCCAGCTCCTGATGCTTACCGCTGTGCATCGACAGCAGCATTTTTTCGCGGCTGAGGCGATCCAGCCTGGCGAATGCCTGACGCATTTCACTGTCGCGCATAAATCCCTGAACATCATCAGAAGCCAGTGCTTTCACCGGTGCCAGTCTGGTCAGCAGGTAATCAAGGATGTTTGAGGCCTGATCGCTTACTGCAGCCACGCCGCGAGTGAACGCTCTGAGTGTGTCCGGATTCCTGGCTTCGCCCGCCCTGCGGTTTTTTGCCTGCTCGTTCAGATCCGGATCGTTGCGGATGACCTCCAGCAAATCAGCCTCTGCTTCTGCCTGCTGCGCCGTGACCCGCAGGCTTGTCAGCTCACCGGTCATGCCACGGAACAGCGCTTCCATCCGGCTGTCAGGCGCACTGACCTTGCCCGCATAACCAGTCAGCTCGATGCTGTGTTTACCAATCTTAATTTCGTAGCTCACCGGCCAGCCTCCATTTTAGACAGCCCTGCATCAAACACTTTCCGTGCAACATCATGGATCGATGGTGCGATACCCAGCCCCGACTTCTGGCGCTCCTGCTCCTGAATGGCTTTCAGGGCTTCAATCTGCATCCCGTTCAGCAGAACAGGCTTTACGTTAATCTTCTTCATGCTGCCACCGTTTCTGGGTCAGTTATAAACATTCAAATATCGCAACAATCAACAATATCATTGCAATATATGAAACGATGATAATCAAACTGACGGGATGCACAACGGATAACGGGAAGATGCGTTTTAGAGAATTTGCCCTCAGGGTATTCATGGTGTTCATAAAGGCAATAAATGACTTATAAAACAAACTATTAACCTATGAACACCGGTGTACATACAGCTGTTTTAAGTGTTCATGGTGTTCATGTTTTTGATTACTAAATAAGCTCAGAGTCAAAGTGACTTATGAACACTATGAACACCCTATGAATACCTTAAGCAAAGGTGTTCATAGGGTATATTATTAATCTATATAGTGTTTTTTATTTCCATGAACACTATGAACACCTTTCGCTATATTTATTTAAACTTTATTCCTTTTGTCCGGCTGCGGGATGTGCCTGCGGCAGCCAGTCCTCTGCACTTTCTGAAAGTTCAACGTTCGTTACCACGCCGCGGGTCTTTCTCTCCTTGCGGTATTCGTGATTAAACTCCCGCATCGCGCTTTCCATTCCCTCAGCAAATTTATTCAGCGTCAGCGGCTTGTCGAACCCGTTGGCCTCCAGAAAGGCCAGATAGGCGTGATAGAGATATACGCGCGGATAATGTGGCGGGTTACGGTTGCCCACCAGCATTCCGGCACAGTCGGCCAGCCGCTCGAGATACGCGCAGAAGGCATACAGCGGATCGGTTTTCTGTTTTACCTCTAATGCCTCTTCGCTGTTCCGCTGCTCCAGCAGCAGCGCCCGCGCTTTTTCCGGATTCGAAAAGTTCGCCAGCAGCCGGCGAACGATCACCGGGATTTCAGCGGATATCTTTTCGGCCAGCTCCGGATCCTTGTCTTCCTCACTGACGCGCCGGTTAAACTGAAAAATCACCCGCCGCCGGGAAACGCCGCCCGCGCGTTCGGTAAAAATCATCGGCGTGTTGTTCGTGGCCACCACAACCGCCCTTAACACCGCTGTGTACTGGTGCTCGTGCTTCGGGTCGATTTCCACGGCATCCCCGCCGGTGATCGCCTTAATGCCGGTGCCCTCCCCGGAATATTTGGGCTGATCAGGAAGCGTGATCATGCTTTTGCCAACAAACTGTGCCCGCCCCCGGGCACTGTCGAGCGCCGCCATGTTCCCGCTTGCGGTGTTATGCGCACCGGCCAGCATCGTGGCGATATGGGTAAAGACGCTTTTCCCGCTGCCGCCTTCCCCTGTTATTTCGAGGAAAAGCTGCCAGTCGTACCGGTTCGCCAGCACCATAAAGAGCGCTGCAGCAATACGCTGCATCTTAATTGCGTCTCTGTCTGATGCGTAACTTAGCCATTTATGGAAGTTTGGCGCGTGATCGCGCAGGTTCTCCCCCGGTACTGCAGGCGTGTAGGTCACGCCGTTATGATTAGTCAGCCAGTTATCCTGGCTGTGCTCAGAGAACACACCGCTTTCCATATCGTAAACACCATTGGCAAAGGGGATCAGGCTGCGCCGCGGCTCCCCCATAACGGGAATCACAATTTTCAGGGCATCAATAACATTGTTGATCGCCCGCTTACTGAAGTTGGTTTTGTTCTCGTTGTAGATAGCCACCATTTCACGGCTCAGCTCGAGCAGCGACGTTTTTTCCCAGATGCCGCCCCGGTAGACATAAACGCCTTCGCTGTTCTCATGGATCGCAATACCGGTGAAACGCGCGGCCAGTATGAGCGCCTTTTCGTTATCCGCGAGATCGCGCAGGTTAACATCGACCAGCGGTTTGCCGATCACCATGCTTTTACCGGCTTCAGCATCCGCTTTCAGGCGCGGCAGCTGCTGCGACCAGTCCTCCAGCAGCTCATATCCTTCCGAATACAGCTGCGCACGCTCCACTCCAGCCAGCGCCAGCCTGGTTGCGATAATGGTTGCCTGCTGTTCCGTGAGATGGCCGCCGCGGCACACCCGGACGTAACGGCGGCCATCATCAACAATCCGGATATGCTCCAGATCTTCCAGCTGCTTTTTATCCAGCACAACCGGCGGTACCGTGTCGCCTATCGGGTTTGTCTCCTGCCAGGCTCTGGCAAACGTCCAGGCATCAGCACCGGCAAAGATAATTGCCTCTTCCATGAGATCCGCCGGTAACTTTTTCACGTTTGGTGCATTCTTCATTTTTTTGCCCCCCGCTCCCTGATGATTTCCCGCATAACCCTTATTCGCTCCGCTCCTTCTGTCCGCATAATGCGATCGATATCTTCCCCGCAGGCAACCGGCGCAGAAGAGACAAACGTAAATTCCCGCGCCAGCCTTTCAGGTGTGCAAAAACACGGTGAGCTGTAGCCCTCGCGGCAATACGTCACCCGGTTAAACTGGCAACTTTCGATAATGACGATCCCGCCCCGGCTGTCTTTCCATCTATCGCCGGGCCTGATTTCAGGGTGAGTGTGGCCGCCGGCATCAAAGCCGGTTAATTTCTTTTTCATGATTTATTCCCTGATTAGATCAGTTACCTGATATCCACACAGCTGTAAAAACTGCACCATACCGGCAGGGGTAATAAGTATTTCCTCATCCATCATCCGGCGAACAGAGGCGATCCCGCCATTCGTATAAACCTGCCAGCGTCCATTTTCAGGAAAACTTGCCACTGTCTGCCCGTCAGCACGCCGGACCAGATCGTAAACATCGCTCATTCGCCAAACCCCGCATCGTTCAGTTTGTCCCAGACGGAATTAGCGAGACGCTGGCAGAGGCCGAGCAATATTTTGAGATCAGTTTCGTCCATCTTGTCACTGACCATTTCAGTGGCAACCAGCAGCGTGCATAGCTCTGTGGTGGTTTCAATTGTGTTCTGACGTTCAGCCCTGATCATGACATCACCTCCATCGCGAGACGTGTCTGGATATCCGCGGCCTTGCTACCAAGCTGGAGGTAAGTGCGGGTAATGGCCGGGTTGCTGTGCCCCAGCATTTCAGAGGCCACAAGCAGCCCCTGCTCGCCACCGGCAGACATAAGATTAAAGGCAGCAATTTTGCGGCTGGAATACGCGCTCAGGCGCAGGCGGGTGTTGATCACGCGGGTGAACCACGCCATGACGCCATGTAATTTCTTCCAGATCGTCTGACGGGTAACGCTACCTTCCAGAGACTGGCAACGGTTACTTTCAATCTGGCTGCGGGAAAATACCAGGTCGTCACCGATAAGATTGCGCTCCATGCGTTCACGCAGCCGCTTAATAATTCCCGGCGGCAGCTGTTTGGTGTCGTGCTTAACTTCGGCCTTTGCCACCAGCTCAAACACGATCGCCTGCTCCTGGCCGGTCATACCGGCGGCCAGCTCGTCACAGCTCACGCTGTCCCAGTTCATATAGGCGATATGATCACCCGCCAGCCGGGCGGCATCCTTGCGCTGCTGGCGGACAATATCGATCCCCTTGCGGGTCGCCCGCGCTTCTGCGGCTTTGGTCTGCTTCGCAACGATAATCGTCGCGGTGCCGGTTTCCCAGTTGATGCAGGAGTAACGGAAGTTGCACACGTCGCTGGTACGCCAGCCGGTGACGGTCGCGATATCCCACCAGAGTAAAATCCAGTCCGGTTGGGTCTGCTGAATTCGCTCGCGCAGCTTGCGCTGTTCATCCCGTTCATAAACGGGGGTCATGGTGCGGGTGCCTTTGGTCGTGGCAGCTTTCACCACGTTGCCGCGCAGCTCGCGGGCTCTGGCCGTCAGGGTCTGGAGGTTAAACATGGCTGCCTCCCATTTTTGCCACATCCAGCTCAAACGCGCCGCGGCTGTACTGGTAAAGCGTGCATTCAGAGCGAATTTTAGCGGCAAAGATAAGATCCCAGCGGGAATACTCCTGGCGGGCTTCCTGTTCACTGTCAGCGACGATCCGGATAACAACGGGAGGGCAGCTCTGGCCTTTCGGCGTACCGAGGAAAAGCCAGGTGAATTTGGGTAGATTCTGGGTTGGGGTAGTAGCCATGTGGCAGCCTCCATACAGTGGTCGAAATCACCACCACCGGAAACGCCAATTTCACTGGTGGTGGACTGAGCAGGGTTGGCGTAACCGGACTGTATGGACTCCGGCGCGGATTTCTCCGCCCCCACCCAGCCCACCATAATTTTGCTAGCAGAGCGGTTTTTAACCACAACGCGTGAAAAGAGGTGAGACGGATTAACGGCACAAAAAAAGACGCTTGGCGCGTCATGTGTCGCCATACAGTCATTCAGGACGCCAATCCCGGCACCAGATTTTGCTGGTGCAATTAAAGAATAGCCTTCATCAGAACGATATGGCAAGGAGTTTTTTGGGTGAGCGAAGCCCTGCCCATGAAGAGCACAGTTTATATTCATGGCTTTAACCTTTTTTGTACGATCTAGTGAGCTGTCGCGACAAACTTATTCTGCGAGATTTGAAGTGCAAACTCCCGCAAGTTATTTCCTATTACGTAATTTCAGGTCGCCGACTAAAAGCGTTTACTTGGCTATTTCTCATTGTCATCGTCTCTCAACAGCTCTGGCTGATACTTACGCCATAATTGTTTCTCCTCCTGTTCCAGCGCCTCTTTTACTTCCCTGCATTGCTGCAATTTATATCCACGTTTACTGGCCTCTTGCTGATAAGCAGCCATACGCTGGCTAAAGTCATTGAGAAAAACAAACGGCACGCCATAGGAACCCGTTTTACGAATAGACGGGATCACCTCACGGAACACCCAATTGCTGAATCGGTGGGCAAAGGTACCGGGCGTGGTGGCCTTGCGGCTGCGGGCAATCAGTTTGTAGAAACCTGACTCGCATACAGTGCGCATAGTCTGCTTACCTCCAGGGGTGGGTATTAAACACTCCCCCTTTTCATCATCATCTAGGCGCCGTAAAGCTACTTTGTGATCTGAGATTTCAAGAGCAGCACACACATCAGCTGCTACAAACCAGGGTTCGCCCATGATTTTCACAATACGTACTTTTGCGCCCTCGAATTTAATGATCGAAATATCATCACTGCTGTTTTCAGGTTGAGCGAATCCCTGCCCGATGCGGGCATTTTTGTTATTCATACTCTTTTTCCCGGGCTAAGTTACAGTTGAGGTTTTGTGGAAATTAACGCATCACGTTCTTCGATACGCTGGCTTATCCATTCGTCAACTTCACTTTCAACAAATGCGATTGCCCGTGATCCAATTTTTACCGATTGAGGGAAGCGATTGTCTTTCAGGAGACGATAGATCCAGGCTTTGCTATAGCCAGTTCGCTTTTGAACTTCTGTTAATCTGATTAGTGATTTGGACATGTTTACCTCGTAACGTCTATTGCGGTTTACGAGATACATGATGGCATGGAAAGTATCTTTATTTTCATACCCTCAAGCATGAGAGATATTAATTGATAAATTACCCTAAGGGTTTAGAGTATCTTTTCATTTTACAGCGCTGCTACCCTCAGGGTTACAACTGAAGAACCCTCAGGGGTAGCGCTGTAATGCTCAAATAGCCCTTAAAGTATGGGCCTCATCCTCGCTTGATAGGGCAAGCAACCAATTCAATAGATTCAGCCTGACGGCTAGTGAACCCCATCTCCTCAAGCTCGTGTTTAATCGAGGCTTGGTTTGCTCGTGTAGCTCTGTCATTCTCATGGTCATATTTAGACCACTCTTTATTTCTTATCTGTATGGCGAGAAGAAGTGGATCATCTTCTCTGTATTGTTTAATGAGAATTGGGCGCTCGCTTTCAAGTTTACGAATTTGTCTTTTAAGCGCATCAATTTCTATGCGTAACATTTCAACATCAGCCTCACTCAAGGGCTTACTGTCAGTAGCAACTGGAATGCTTGGCGTTATCTGATCTAACGGAATAGAAAGATCCATACCCAGCTTATCGGCTAAATTCTTTAAGTCTGAACGCCTAAAACCATACACATCAAAATGAGGCGCTGACCAATGATCACTACTTCCCCAACCTGCCATCATTTTCTCCTTAATTCTTTGTTAGAATGGAATGTCATCGTCGAAATCCATCGGTGCCTGGCTAACAACAGGTTGAGTCACTTGGATCTTAGATATCACTTCAGGCATATAACCCTCTTCGCGTATGGCCTTGAGCAGCGATATTAAGGAAGGGTCTCCATCATAATTATTATCAGTATCTGTAGGCTCGATGGTGCCCGCTATACCTTGTTTAACCCATTCAGGAAGCTCACCATTAGATTCTTGTATATAAAGAAAATCAGCGATTTGCATCTCACTAACATGCGGTTGATGCAATCGAATGCGTTTAACTAATTCTCTCAAGCTAACAAACTCGCTCTCACGCGCTTTGAGCACTTCAGCGATGTCTAACATAACGTCACCTCACGTCCTCTGGTTTTGGCGGCTATGCCAGCCCGCAGAGGTGTACGGGTTTTCGGAGATCAGCCTAGACATAGCCTATTCTTTGTTCGTCAACTGAAGTCTACTACTGTCAATTAGCACTGTCTATACATACAGTTAAGCGCTTTTTCCAAACGTTCCATGCACTACATTCCCACCGTTTTCCAACGCCTCCATGTAGTCGGCATACCACTGAAGCATTTCGCGGCGGCCGTCCAGATACTGGGCATGGTTGTACGTGCCGCGGATCGAATTTTTATCGACGTGAGCAAGTTGGGTTTCAATCCAGGCGGTATTATATCCCTGCTCATGGAGAATCGTGCTCATGGTGTGGCGGAAGCCGTGCCCTGTCACTCTTCCGGCATATCCAATTCGACGGATCAGGACGTTCATCGCCATTTCGCTCATTGGTTTACTGTGCTGAATCCGACCAGGGAAAATAAACCGATAATTGCCTGTGATGAGGCGTAGCTGTTCTAGGATAACGATCGCTTGGTGGGATAAAGGGACGCAGTGAGGGCGTCGCTTTTTCATGCGTGCAGGTGGTACTTCCCATAGACGTTTATCAAAATCAATTTCAGCCCACTCACCCTGGCGCAGTTCTCCCGGGCGTAATCCGGTAAGAACTTGCAGGCGCATCGCCAGCTTCACGACAGAGCTGCCGCTATATGTGTTCAGCGTGCGGAAGAACTCGGGAAGTTCCTCACTGGCGAGAAAAGCGTAATGCTCCTTCTTATGAGGGGCAAACGCGCTGGCCAGATCCGGGGCCGGGTTATAAACAGCCCGGCCAGTCACAATTGCGTACCGCCACACCTCACCGCAACGCTGCCTCACCTTCCTTAGCTTTTCGGTCGCGCCTCTCTCATCCAGCTTCGAAAGAACGGCCATGAGTTCCATCGGTTTGATATCGGCGATCGGACGCTGCCCGATAATCGGGAAAACATCAGCCTCGAAGGTTTTCATCATCTCTTCGCCGTAGGACTCAGACCAGCGGTCTATGCGCTTGGCATACCACTCGCGCGCGATCGCCTCGAAGGTATTTTCATTGCGGCTCTGCTTCGCCAGCTTATCTTCTTTGCGGACATCGCTGGGATTAATGCCACCAGCAACCAGCCTGCGGGCATCATCGCGTTTTAGCCGTGCGTCATTCAGGGTTACATCTGGATAAGTACCCAACGAAATCATTTTGGCCTTACCATCGAAACGGTAACGGAAACGCCATCCTCTTGATCCGTTCGGTTCGATGAGCAGAGAAAGCCCATTGCCATCATTCAATGTATAGGACTTCTCACGCGGCTTAGAACGCCTGATTTCAAGGTCTGTGAGGGGCATTGTGTATAGTTCCAAAGTGTAGAGCGCGGGCTATACGCATTACTATACACATGAATGTATAGATTTGAGTAGACGTTAGTTTACGTCAAAACACGGAGATATCGGCGGAAGCCTTGTGATTGCTGGGTTTTATTGACTTGAGTAGACGATGAGAGAAGTGTGTTTGGAGCGGGCGAAGGGAATCGAACCCTCGTATAGAGCTTGGGAAGCTCTCGTTCTACCATTGAACTACGCCCGCTTTGAGGTGCGTAAGGCATTATAAACCTTACGCACCGTCTGGCAAGGCGCAAGCACGCTAACCGATGGTTAATTAATCAGTTAGCACTTCGGCGGCGTACCCTGCGGCGGCAGGTAGCGGATCGGATCGATGGCGGTAGCACGGTAGCGCAACTGGAAGTGCAGCTTCACCGAGTCGGTATCCGAGCTGCCCATCGTGGCAATCTTCTGCCCTATTTTTACGCTCTGGCCGTTGTTCACCAGCAGCGTGTCGTTGTGGGCATAGGCGGTGATGTAGTCCTCACTGTGCTTGATCATAATGAGGTTGCCGTAGCCGCGCAGCTGGTTACCCACGTAGACCACCTTCCCTGACCCGGCAGCGTAGATCGCCTGCCCGCGTGAGCCTGCAATGTCGATACCCTTGTTGCCACCGTCGGCGGAGGAGTATGGCAGCACCACGGTGCCGCTTGTCGGCCAGCGCCAGCAGCGCTGCCCTACCGGTGGCCAGGAAGCTGGCGGCACGGTGACGACGCGTGAGGAGGAACCGCTGCTGCTCTTACCGGAGGTCTTTTTACCGGAGCCGTTGGTCCGCAGCCGCTGGCCGATCTCAATGGTATACGGCGGAGAGATACCGTTAAGGCGCGCCAGATCCCTGACGCTGGTGCCGGTCAGGCGCGAAATACGCGACAGCGTATCGCCCCGTTTAACGACGTAGACATCTTCATCCGACAGCTTGTTCGATGAACAGGCAGCCAGCAGCATACCCAGCATCAGGCAGATAATAAGGCGAAACGGTTTTCTCATCGGGCGTCCTGCGCTCAAAACGGATCCTCAGGTAATTGTTATGGGGGTTGTTTATGATAGCAGTCATCCGCCGGAGGCTAAATCTCTTCACGGTGATTTACATTTCAGGGGAATGGATGCCCGGTAGCGCTACGCTTACCGGGCCTACGCTCAGTGCGGTTTTGTAGGCCGGATAAGCGCAGCGCCATCCGGCTTTCATGCAGGAGTTACTTAACCGGACGCATTGCCGGGAACAGGATCACGTCGCGGATGGTATGGCTGTTGGTAAACAGCATCACCATACGGTCGATACCAATGCCCAGCCCTGCGGTTGGCGGCAGGCCGTGCTCCAGCGCGGTCACGTAGTCTTCGTCAAAGAACATCGCTTCGTCGTCACCGGCGGCTTTCGCATCCACCTGATCCTGGAAACGCTGAGCCTGGTCTTCCGCGTCGTTCAGCTCGCTGAAGCCGTTACCGATCTCACGTCCGCCGATAAAGAACTCAAAGCGGTCGGTGATCTCCGGGTTCTCGTCATTACGACGCGCCAGCGGAGAGACTTCTGCCGGGTACTCGGTGATAAAGGTCGGCTGGATCAGATGTGCTTCAGCGGTCTCTTCGAAGATCTCGGTCACGATACGGCCCAGACCCCAGCTCTTCTCAACCTTGAGGCCAAGGCTTTCGGCAATGGCTTTCGCCGCGTCGAAGTTGTCCAGATCCGCCATGTTGGTTTCCGGACGGTACTTCTTGATCGCCTCGCGCATGGTCAGCTTCTCGAACGGCTTGCCAAAGTCGAAGGTTTCATCGCCGTAAGGCACCTCGGTAGTACCCAGAATGTCCTGCGCCAGAGTACGGAACAGGGATTCGGTCAGCTCGATCAGATCTTTATAATCCGCGTAGGCCATGTAGAGTTCCATCATGGTGAACTCAGGGTTATGACGAACAGAAATGCCTTCGTTACGGAAGTTACGGTTGATCTCGAACACGCGATC